CACCAACTACTCCAACCCGCCCACCCACGGCGGCGCCATCGTCGCGGCCTGCCTCTCCAGCCCCGAGCTGCGCCAGCAGTGGGAAGACGAGCTCGCCGGCATGCGCGACCGCATCCGCGCCATGCGCACCAGCCTGGTCGAGAAGCTCACGGCCAACGGCGCCGGCGGCTTCGACTTCATCAACGTCCAGCGCGGCATGTTCTCCTACACCGGCCTGACCGCCGACCAGGTCGAGAAGATGCGCGCCGAGTACGGCATCTACGCCGTGAGCACCGGCCGCATCTGCGTCGCTGCGCTGAACACCAAGAACATCGACTACGTGGCCAAGGCCATCGCGGCGGTGATCAAGTAAGGCGAAAGTGTTGCACGGGAGCGCGACCTTCCCTATAATTCGCGCTCCTCAATTCCCCGATAGCTCAGTCGGTAGAGCGCCGGACTGTTAATCCGTAGGTCCCTGGTTCGAGCCCAGGTCGGGGAGCCAGACACAGCAAGGCCCCGCAGGTTTCACGACTTGCGGGGCCTTTCTCATTCCTGATCCATGTAACCACTTTGTAACCGGTTTTCATCAATGCGGTGGGACATGCGATACCGTCCCCGGCCTATCATCAGGCCATGAAAGCGAGCCGCAAATCGCAGTGGGAACGATTCAGGAACGAGGTCGCCGAACTCGACGGCCACAAGTGCGTGCGCTGCGGGAGGTCGGACAGCGACGGAGCAACCCTGCACGTTCACCACAAGGAATACCTGCAAGGTCGCGACTATTGGGACTACCCGCCTAGTCTGTGCGAGACCCTGTGCGCCGGCTGCCATGCGAAGGAACACGGCATTATCTCGCCTGACTTCGGCTGGATCTTCGTTTCCGAGGACGACCTAGGGAATGGCGAATGCGACTACTGTGGGCATCGGCTGCGCTACTCGTACCATATCGAGCACCCGAACTGGCCGGCAATGGATGTCGGTTCCAACTGCTGCGACCTGCTCACCCAAACGAGAGAGGCATCGGAGCGAGAACGGCGGAGGCGCAATCTGCCTGAAAGGCGCAAGCGGTTCATCGAGTCCGGAGACTGGCACTGGAACGATGACAAGGATGGCGTAGATGAGTGGTCGAAATTTTCGCTCGGGTACTCCATCAGGATCGTTAGCGAGGCCCAAGGCTTTCGCATCCACGTTGGGTCAAGGCGGGGGACTGTCACTCATGCCACGTTCCCAGAGGCGAAGGGCGCCGCCTTCGATGCTATCGAGTGGCTATCTAGGAAAAGGCGCTAGTCCAATCAGCCCCGAATCTAGATCCCGAGCCGATCCCACTGGCGCCGAAAGTGCGCCCGCGAGATCCACCGCTCTCCAAGCCTATCGGCATCCGGAACGTAGCGCAGCCCTCGCCGCGGATCGTGCTCGATGATCGTCGTCGAGATTCCGGCAAGCATCGTGAAGTGCGCCCATGCGGCTGCGGCAGTTGCCTCGGGGTGTCGTGCCTTGAACTCGGCCGCGATCCTGTACAGATCATTGCGGACCTTGTGGCGCCGCACGGTTGAGCGGTTTCGATCAGCAAGGCCGATTTTCGGCTCTTGGCGCGATTGCGCATCCTCGCCGCCGTGTTCGTATTGCTCACTCATCGTTCGTTGCTCCTGTCTATGTTATGGCTTCCGCCAGGTTGTTGTGTTGATGTAGCGCGATAACGAAAGTAGCGAGCATTCCGAGCCGGGTCGCCGATGTGCTCGATAAGCCCATGCGCCTTGAGGTAGATCAGCGCCCAGGTGAGCGCCCCATGCGAGAGGCCCGTCGCCCAGGAGATCTGCGCCCGGGTGCGCCAGGACGGAGAGGACCGAAGCATCTTGAGAACGCGATCCGTTGCGGAGCCTTCGCGGATCACGCCCGGGGGCCTGGGGTTGAAGCGCGGCGGGGCTACTTCACGGCTTGCCGCCAGCGATGCGGATGCCGACAACGCGAGATCGAGCATTGAGGGAACACCTGGACTACGGCAACTGCCAGCGTAGAAGCTCATCGCGGCCTCGATTTCTTCGGGGGTGGGAGCCTTACTCATCGAATCCTCGCTTCCCGGCTTTCTGCATCTTTGCCGTGGCCCTGGCGTGGTTGATGCGCGAGAGCTCGTCCATTGCCAGGTCACGGAACCGCGAGTACTCGCCCTGGAATGCCAGCCGCACCTCGCCGGTTGCGCCCATGCGATGCTTGGCGATCAGTACTTCCGCCGTGCCCGCATCGGGCGATCCGGGGTTGTAGTACTCGTCGCGATAGACCATCAGGATCACGTCGGCGTCCTGCTCGATGGCGCCGGACTCCCTCAAGTCCGACATCATTGGGCGCTTGTTGGTCCGCTTCTCGACTTCGCGCGACAGTTGCGAAAGCAAGATCACCGGGACGCCCAGATCCTTTGCCATCAGCTTCAAGCGCCGCGTCAGGTCGCCAAGTTCCTCGTTGCGGTTGTTGCCCTCGCCGCGCATCAGTTGCAGGTAGTCGATTACAACCAGGCTGAGACCCTGCCGCCGCGCTACGCGCCGCGCCCTGGCCGTCATTTGCGTCACCGTCAGGCTGCCCGACTCGTCGATGACCAGCGGCGCCTCATGGAGCTTGCCCAAGGCCGCGGTGATTCCGTCCCAATCGCCGTCGATCAGCCGACCATTGCGCAGCCGCTCCATCGGGATGCCGCCCAGGCTGGCGAGTGAGCGTGTGGCCAGTTGCTTGTCGCCCATTTCCAGGCTGAACACCAGCGCGGTCTTGCCGGCCGTGGCGACGTTCTCGGCGATATTGAGCGCCAGGGCGGTCTTGGCCATGCCCGGGCGTCCGGCGAGGATGACGAGATCGCCAGGGTGCAGGCCGGATAGCTTGCGGTCGAGGTCGGCAAACCCGGTAGCCATGCCGGCAATCGCGGCGCCAGCATCGAAGCGGGTTTGCAGATCATCAATCACGGCGCCGAGCACCGAGCCGATGGCGACGGGCTCCGCTTTACTCCGGCCTGTGTCAGCAAGTTCGCCGACAAGCCGCTGCGCTTCGTCAATAGCCGCGGCGGAGTCACCATTTCCGTAGGCCAGGGCCTCGATCTGACCAGCGGCCAGGATCAGGCGGCGGCGTGCGCTTTTCTCGGCGACGATCTCGGCATAGCGGTGGATGTTGGCGGCCGAGGGCGTGTTGTTGGCGATCTCGCCGAGGTAGGCGATGCCGCCGACCTGATCGATTTCGTTGCTGCGCTCGATGGACTCGAAGACGGTCAGCACGTCGACGGGCTTGCCGGTCTCTGCCAACCTGCGGACGTGGCCGAAGATGCGGCGGTGGTCGTCGCGGTAGAAGTCGGCCTCGGTCACGATGTCGGCAATCCGGTCCCAAGCGCGACCGTCGAGGATCAGGCCACCGATCAGAGATTGTTCGGCTTCGACGGAATGCGGCGGCAGGCGAAGGTCGCGGGCGTTCATGCGGCCACCCTTCGGGCCTGTTCGCCCTGTGTCGTCCATTTCGCCGGCTCGCCATCCGTGATGTACCAGAGGCGCGAGCGGTTCTGCTTGATGGCGTTGAGGAACGTCAGGCGCCAATCTTCTTTCCGCTTCTGCCTGCCGTCGCCGTGAAGCCAGTAGCTTTTGAATTCGCCCCAGGCAACCTCGATCATTTCATCGGATATGCCCGTCTTCACGGCATATGCGAAGACAGGATCGTCTTCGGGGATGGCTTGCTCACCAAGTTCCTTGCAAGTCTCCAAGAACTTGGCAAGGGTGGTGCCTGACTTCTTCGTTTTCGAGATTGCAAACGAATCGCCGCGAGCTTGCTCGCGCCCTTGGTATGTTCCGTTGGTATGTTCTTGGTTAACTTCTTTGCGTGTAGCCGAATCGGCTACGGGCATGCGTGTAGCCTGTTGGGCTACGGTTCCTGTAGCCGATTGGGCTACCGTTGCCCGTTCGGCTACCGTAGCCGATTCGGCAACGGTATCTGGCACGGTGATGGTGTAGCGGGTTGCCTTCGAGTGCCCCCCTTTCCCATCCTTCGCAAGCCATCCAAGTTTCTCAAGAGCGCTGGTTGCCGTGCTGATGTTGGACAAGTGCATCCCGCAGCGCTCAGCTATTGCCTGCCGACGTGGCCAAACGATGTTTGAGTCCTTGCCACGAAAGGAGAACAAGGCGCCGAGTACGCGCAACTGTTCAAGAGTCAGCCGCTTGTCGGTAAAGGCTTCGATCGGCATGTAGGCGAAGACGTTGTGCTCGGCCATATCAGTCTCCCGCCCGGGCTAGGATGCCGATTGCTTGGCGGCGCAGAGAATCAGCACGGCGGGCATCGATCCCGCGGATGGTTCGATCCCACCGGCGACATGCGAGGCACCCAGAAGGGTTGAGTCGGCACTGGCAGTACGTCGTGCCGATCATGGCATTCTGCGAACCGTCCGCTCCCACTTGGACAGCCGCTTCACCCGACGCCACCCGCCCCGGTGGCGTTTGTTTTTCAGGAAGTCGCATGATCGGCCTCCTTGGCGGGCTTGGATCTCCTTCCGAGAAGGAGATCGAGAGTGTCGTCCGGCCAAAGAAGGCGGCCGTTCGGTAGCTTTTGGGGCCGGATGCCGAAGTAGGATCCTGTTCGGCAGATCCGCGCGTGCATCGACTCGGGCTGAATCCCCAGGTCGGACGCGATTTCAGAAGTGACCTTCATTTGGGCAACCTCATTCAGGTTGCCGGCCTGGAAGGGGCGAGCCGGCATCCTGCCGTTGCTGCCCTCGGCATTCAGGGGGAGTTACCCGACAGTCTTCGGTCCATGCTTGGCCCCTCGCGGCACCGCTTCTGCCACATGGAACCATTCGCCCGCTCAGCTACGGAGACGGGCTTCCGAGACTTCATCCTTCTACGAGCGTGCCGTTATGCGCACGAAGCAATGCTAATCATGATTGGCACGAAGAAAACTAGCGGATTTGTCCCGCGCGCTTCGTGCCAATCATGGCAACGTGTCCTCATTCGACTTGAGGGCATGGCGACATGGCAAACAAAGGCGCAGCGGCATTTGCAGGAGGCTTGATCTCTGGCTACCTGGCCGGGAAGAAGATGAAGGCTGAGGACGAAGAGCGTCAGGCTCGCAAAGAAGAGCGAGAGGCGCGCAAGGCCGAGCGCGAAAAGAGGGGGCGCGACGACGACGAGATCCGCGCTGTCATGAGCGGCAACCCCGGCGACAGGAAGAATTCCTCGATTCTCTCTGTCGGTGGGCCCGACATGGGCGACATCATTCAAGGCGTTCCTCCGCCGTCGCCCGTCGAGGTCATCAAGAAGGTCGGCACCAATATCTACTCGGACTCGGCAGCCGCCGACCGCACCGCCGAAATGGAAAACTTTGCCACCGGCGCCGACGAGGGCCAGGCGGCGAAGGTCGAACCGAGCGCGGCCTTCAAGGTCAAGGGTGTTGGCGTCTTCGACGACACTGCGCAGGCCATCAATGCAGCCCAACAGGCCGGCGAGGATGCGCGCCTGGCTGTGGCGCGTGAAGGCGTTGATAAGCCGGTTCAGAAAGGACTCGACCGGCAGGCGGCGGACATTTACCACCAGCGAAAAGCGCCCCAGGTCATCGACACCTACCTGCGCCAAGGCCGGATCGAAGAGGCGAAGCGCTACCGCGACTTCATCGATTCCGAAGCTGGCCGCGGCTACACGGAGAAGTGGGCGCGTGGCGTCCGCAAGCTGGCGATTGGCGACTATCAGGGTGCGCTCGGCGATTGGGAGCGCATGTACAACGACCAACTTTTCGACGACGGCCACACCGTCAAGCTGACGCCACTCGAAGACGGCAAGCAGGTTCAAGCGGACTTCTTCGATAAGAGCGGAAAGCCTCGCCACTCGGTCACGCAGCCGATCAGTCTCTTCGCCAGCCAAGCCGGAATGGCGCTGGCGCCCGAGAAGCTGGTCGAATTCCGCGCGCAGCAGCAGGCGAAGCGCGAGGCGGAAGCCGCAGCCCTGGACAAGTCGCTTCAACTCGAAGGTATGCGCCAACAGGGCCAGGAAGCCCGTGAGGACCGGCGCGACGAGCGTTTTCAGATGCGGCTCGATCAGCAATCGCAGCAGTTCGAGCGCCGCCTGCAAGCCGAGCGCGAGCGTCGAGACAACCCCAAACCACTCACGGCCACGCAGCAGCGAACCAATGACGCCATCGACGCCGCGCGCCAGCAAATCGCCGGACTGAGCCAGCCTGACATCCTGCGGAAGACGCAAAGCAGCATGGCATCCGGCCGCGCCAATCCGGACTTCGATCCCCAACTCGCCCGCACCGTGCGTCTGGCCAACTCGCGCAAGTTCGGCGACGACACCGAGCACGACAAGTTCTCCGCGGGCAAGGCCGACGAAAACGCCGCGGCGAATGCCAGGGCCGAGATCGCGTCCCGGTTCCGCTCCGACAAGACCATGGCGAATCGCACCTTGGGTAAGGAAACTCCGGACGGCATCGAAGTTCTCGAAAAAGGCCGCCTCGTCGGCTACTACCGCTGATGCCCTTCGTTCCTCTCGCCCAGGTCCGCCGACAACCCGAAGACTTCCCGCGCGTCTCTGCCGCAGAGCAGGCCGCGCGTGATGCCACGGCGGAGCAGATTGTCGCCGACGAGCTCGCCACCTTCGACGGCCAGAACTCCGGGGCGCAGGCCGCGCTCGAAGCCGAGTATGCGCAGCGCTTCGGCAAGCCGGCGCCGGTGCAGCGCGGTTTCATTCCACTGGCCGCTGGTGCCGAAGGCGACAAGCCAGCGCGGGGCTTCGTTCCTATCGAACCTGCTGAGCCTGAGGGCCACTCGGTACTCAAGACCATCGCCCTGGAAAACCCGGCTACCGCACTCGGCGAGACTGCTCTGAACCTCGGCACCATGGGCGTGGCCCTGCCTGTCGCTGGCCTGGCTGGCATCGGCACGGCAGCAGCGAAGGCCCTGGGGCTCACCGAGAAGGATCCGGCGGATGTGGTGCATGCGGTCGGCAACGCACTGACTTATCAGCCCCGCGGGGAGTTCGGCAAATCGGCGGCCGGCATCGTCATGGCGCCCTTCGAGGCCCTGGCGAAAGTCGGATCGGCGGCTGGCACCAAGACCCTTGAGGCGACTGGCAGCCCCGTAGCGGCAACCGCGGTCGACACCGCAATCAACGCCCTGCCGATGGCGATTGCCCCTGCCGTGAAGGGTGCCAGGGCGGCGCGCGAGAAGATTTCAACCAGGAGTACGACACATGGCGAAGAACCCGCAGCAGGAACCGCAACCGCCGAAGCCGCTACCAAACCCGTCCGTCAACCGGAAGCTGCAACGCGCGGTCAAGGCAACAGCCAAGGCGATGCGCCAGCCCGGCGCGGCTTCGTCCCGCTCGAAGAGGTAGCCGATGCCGAGACCGCCCAATCCCTACAAGCGCGAGCGCAGCGCCTGGCGAGTGATGATCCGGCGCTGCACGGAACCGAATCAGCGAGACTGGAAGCACTACGGCGGGAAAGGGGTCAAAGTTTGCCCCGAATGGGCGGCGAGCTTCGAGAATTTCCTGGCGGACATGGGGCCGGCGCCGACGCAGCAGCATTGGCTGGGGCGGCTGGACGTGACGGCCGGGTACTACCGCGGGAATTGCCTCTGGACGACACAGCCGCCGCAGGAGAGGCGCCGCGCGTTTTGCCGGCGCGTGGTGATCGATGGGCAAATGATGACGGCGGCCGAAGCGGGGCGCATGCCGGGACAGCCGAAGCGCGACTCGATACTGCGCAGGCTGGAGAGCGGATTCGCGCTGGACAATCCGCCGGCGGCGAAGCTCTATCGGGCCTCGAAATGGCTGACCTTCAACGGCGAGACGCTGCCGCTGCCAGAGTGGGCGAGGCGGATCGGCCTGCCGTCCTCGGTACTGTGGCAGAGGATCAAGCGCGGCATGCCGCTGGAGAAGGCGTTGACCCCGCATCGCTTCCGCAACCACGCGCCGCCCGCTACGCCCTGATCGAAGCACGCGACCTGAAGCCGCAGGACAAGTATGCACAGCCTGACTGGCACGCCCGCGAGAAGGCGACGCAGGAAATTGTCGGCGAGTTCGATCCCAAGCGCCTGACGGCCGCCATGGACGATGCCGATGGCGCTCCCATCGTCGGCAGGGATGGCGCGGTGGAAGCCGGCCACAAGCGGGCCGAAGCCTTGCAGCGAATCTACCAAGCTAATGGCGCCAAGGCCGAAGCCTACCGCCAGCACCTGAGAGACAACGCCGACGCCCTGGGCCTCGATCCTGCCGCCATCGACCAGATGAAAAAGCCGGTGCTGGTGCGCGTGCCGGATGAGCCGCACCGTACCGCCGGCACCGACTTTTCCACTGCGCCGAAAAATGGGCCGAGTGCGGAACCGCTTGATTCTCAAGCACTCCTCAAAATTGAGGAGCCCCCCGCCGTTCAGGACATGGCGACCGGCGTGCAGAGCGGCACCTGGAACCCCGGCGCGAACTACGCGCCCTTCGTCGATCAGATGCGCGCGGCCACCAGCAAGGCCGCTACCGTTGCCGACCTCCCCGAGCCGATCCGGCGCGAGAAGATCGTCGGCGACCTTGCGCGGGACATCGGAACCACGATCTACGAAGGAAGGGTCAAGGGCAAGCGGCGCCTGGGCTTCTTCCGCCCCGGAGTGAACGAGGTCCGCATCAAGAACGCTGCCGACATCGAAGTGGCAGCGCATGAGGTTGCGCACCTGATTGACCATCGCATCCCGGAAATCTCGAATGCCTGGCGCAGCGACAAGGCTCTGCGCGAGGAATTGAAGACGGTCAGCTACGATCAGGCGAGCGCCAAGGAAGGATTTGCCGAGGGCGTGAGGTTGTTCCTGACCCAGCCTGAAACGCTGGAAGCCAGGGCGCCGAAGGTCTATGCCTGGCTCAACGACTTCGCCGACTCGCACAAGTACGGCCCGGCCCTGCGCAAGGCACAGGAGCAAATGACCGGCTGGTTCGGCCAGGACGCCCTCAACCGCGCCCGCTCGAAGATCGGCAGCGACAAGCCCCTGGCGGAATACTTCGACGGATTTTGGGACAAGTTCCGGCAGAGCACCGTCGATGACTTGCACGGCGTCTATCGCATGGAGCGCGACATCACCGGCAGGATCAGCTCCGGTGGCCCCTACGAGTCAGCCCGGCTCTCGCGTGCCTCGGCATCGATTGCCGATGGCGCCGTGCGCTTCGGCTACCCGGTGAAGAACCGCGACGGCTCTTTCAAGTTCGCCGGCAAGGGCCTCGAAGAGATCATGAAGCCGGTGGCGGAAAGCATCGATGATGCACTGCTCTACTTCGTCGGCCGCAGCGCCCGCGAGCTCTACGGCCAAGGACGGGAGCATCTGTTCACCAAGGGCGAGATCGACGCCATGCTGCGCCTGCGTACCCCCGAGCGCGAGAAAGCCTTTGCCGACTATCAGGAGTGGAATCGCGGCATTCTGGACTTCGCCGAAGCGCAGAACGTCATCAATCCCGACTCCCGGCGCCTGTGGCAGCGCACGCAATACCTGCCGTTTCACCGGGTAGAACAGCCCGGCGGACTCAAGGGCAAGCCGGGCGACTGGCAGGGCATCCAAGCATTGACCGGTGGGACCACCAACATCAAGGACGTGCTCGGCAACATGATCGGCAACGCCGCCATGCTGCTCGACAAGGCCGTGAAGAACGAAGCCAGGTTGAAAGTTGCCCGCCTGTCGCAGATGGAAGGCGGCGGCAAGTTCATGGTCAAGATCGACACCGAATCCCGCCCGGTCAAGATCAGCGGAGACCAGGTGCTCGAAGCGATGTTGAAGAAGTACGGCATCGCCATCGACGGCGACGCCCCGGCCTTCTTCGAGTTCCTGATCCGCGGCCAGCCACCGGCAGGGAACAACGTCGTCGCGGTCCTGCAGAAGGGCAAACCCGTATGGTTCGAGGTCGGCGACCCGATCCTCTACCGCGCGCTTTCGGCCATCGACCGGCCGGTACAGTCTGAAGTCGTCCGCTGGCTCGGCCTTCCCAAGCGGGTCGGCCAGGCCACCATTACGCTAACCCCCGACTTCTGGATGGCCAACATCGCCCGTGACACCCTCATGGGATCGGTCATGTCCCGCTCGGGCTTCCGGCCGATCCTCGACAGCCTCCAAGGCATGCGACTGCGCATGACCTCCGACCCGATCTACCAGGACTACATCGCCAACGGCGGCGGCCTGAGCTCGATCTACCTGGACGAGCATGCCCTGCGAACCAAGTTGGAGAAGTTCTACGGCCGGCAAGGGATCGACGCGCGGACGGTGCTCGACACCCCCGACAAGCTGCTGCATTTCGTCGAGACCCTGGGCGACGCCTTCGAGATGAGCACGCGCCTGGGCGAGTACAAGCGGGCCATTGCTGCCGGCGAGAATCCCCGGCATGCCGCCTACCAGGGGCGCGAGGTCTCGACCGACTTCGCCATGCGTGGCGATTCCAAGGCCCTGGGTTTCATGTACGACACGGTGATGTTCCTGCGGCCTGCCGTGGTTTCGTGGGACAGGCTCTATCGCGGCATCGCCCACGACCCGAACAAGGGCGCCATCGCCGCCAAGGCCGGCACCATGGCGCTGCTCTCCGCCGGGCTCTACCTACTCAACCGTGACGATCCGCGCTATCAGGACTTGCCGGATTGGGACCGCGACTCCGCCTGGCATTTCTTCGTCGGCGACCAGCACTTCCGCTGGCCAAAGATCTGGGAGGTCGGAGCCCTGGCCTCCGGCGCCGAGCGTTCCGTCGAGAAGATCATGGCCGAAGATCCCGCGGGCCTGGGCAAGGACTTCGCCCGGATCCTCGGTGCGACGTTCTCGGTCAACCTCATGCCGCAGATCCTCGCGCCCCTGGCCGAGCAGGCGACGAACCGCAACGCCTTCACCAAGGCGCCCATCGAGACGCCAGGCATGGAGAACGTGCAGCCCTTCCTCCGTTCGAAGCCGGGCACCAGCGAGACGATGAAGGCGGCCGGGATGGCGACGCGCGACATGCCCGAGACTCTGCAAGTGAATCCCGCCCGGGCCGAGGCGCTGCTGCGGGGCTACTTCAACACCTGGGCGCTCTATGGACTGATGCTGACCGATCAAGCCTTCTTCGGCGACAAGCTGCCGGAGAAGCGCGCCGACGAACTGCCCGTGGTGCGCCGGTTCTACAGCCAGGAGCCGGCCAAGCACACCAAGTACGAAACCGAGTTCTACGACCTGCTGACCGAGGCCAAACGACTGCGCGGCACCATGCGTGAACTGGACGACATGGGCCTGCGCCAGTACGCGGACACCAAGGAGCAATCGCCACTGGCCGGCGAAGCGAAGCCACTGGAAAAGGCCGCCAAGAACCTCGGCACGATCAACAACGAAATGCAGGCGGTTCGCCGCGACGACACGCTGAGCCCGACCGAGAAGCGGATTCGCCTGGATCAACTGACCCGGGAGCGGAACGCCCTGCTCAAGGAAGCAGTGACGGAATCGAAGGCGGCACGGAAGGAGAAGACGCAATGAGCATGGATCTCAGCACGACCCTGGGTTACGACATCGCCCGGCGTTCCGGGGAGGAAGTTCTGCACCAAACGCTGAGCAAGGGAGGCAAGGCGGTCGAGAAGGCGATCATGGAGGACGTGGCGAACCTGCTGAACCAGGCCGGTGCGTCCGGGGCAACGGTCAAGGAAACGGTGCCGATCGCGCGCCTGGTCGGCTACTTGAACGAGCTCGCCATGGCGTTCGGCGTGATGGCCAAGTGCGGCGATTTCTCCTTCACCAGCGCAAAACAGCTTGACGGAACCCGCGTCCTGCAAGTGAGTTTCAAGCCGGCCAAGGGGAAAGCGTAATGGCTGCCCACGCAACCATCGACCAAGTTCATGCGGTATTCGACGTTCTCATGGAGCAGGCGCAGAAACTGCCCGACGAGGCGATTCCCTACTTCCTGGCACTGGTCGAAGGCCAAGCGAACGGCATCTACGAGAGCATGACCGCGGTCATTCGGGTGTCCCTCGGGGTGCATAGCCGGCCCGAGGATGTCCCGCTCGCCTGCCGCCTTTACCAGGCGCTCGACGCCGGGGACAAGCTCACCGCGGCTGCACTGTTCCGCTGGCTTACCGATGAAACCAAGACCATGCCCCTGGTGCTCGCCGCCAAGAAGGCGGCAGTCGGTGCCGAAGTCTTCCTCACATCCGTTTCTGCAAACCTCACCCAGGGCCAAGAGGCCCACAACCAACGGACAGGAGTCCCCGCATGAGCGTCGAAAAGTACCTGCACCAATCCCTTGCCGCCACTGGCTTCGTCATCATGAGCAGCGAGATCGCCATTCGGCAGCGCCCCGACTTGTGGGGCGGCTACATGGAATGCGGGGCGGAGTTTTCCAGAGCCATCAACCGCAATCAGTTCGCCAACCTCCCCAACACCTTGCGCCTGACGGCGAGGCTCGCGGGCGTGGCCAGGCCCGTCCTGATACTGGCGCGCTCGATGTCACGCCTCGGAGAGCGCATCGAGGAAATCACCGGCATGGCGGTCGAGAAGCTAGAGCCCGAGACCCAATCGCCACGCACCGTCGCATCGATTCCGCCTAGGCGCGATGCCATAGTGCCCGACGACATCGAGCACGCCGACACCATCACGCGCGAACCTCCGCGCTCCTGCCGCCAGTGCGACAACCTGGCCAATGACGGCGGATGCCTCCCGGCCATGCGTGGACAGTTTCCCGGCCGGCCGGCGCACTACCGCCCGACAGTGACCCATCCGCGGCGCTGCCTGAAATACACCCCGAGCCGCAACCTGGTCGAAGGCGACCGCCCCGACTATCGTACCGGCCCTGAGCTTTGGCCGGAGATCCTGGCCCAACAGAAGGGGGATGCACCGCCAGCGACGATCCCGCACCTGCATACCGAGCACGAAGACGCCACGGCCGCGGCAAAGGCTGAAAGGCTCCTGGCGGAACTGCTCAAGGGCGGTCCGCGCGATGCCAGCGAGCTCCGCACCGCAGCCGAAGGCGCCGGCATCAGCGAGCGGACTATGCAACGCGTCGCCGATGCCCTGGGCGTGGTCAAGACGAAGGTCGGATTCCTGGGCGGCTGGACCTGGGCGCTGCCGGAGAAGGCGGCTGCATGATGCCGAAGTCAGACGGGCGCGCCCTGACCCCGAAGCAGGAGGCTTTCTGTCTGGCATACATCCAGACGGGGAACGCCAGCGAAGCCTATCGTCGGTCCTACGACGCCACGAAGATGAAGGACAAGACAGTTTGGGAAAAGGCGAGTGTCCTGCTTTCTGATGGCAAGGTTTCGGCAAGGGTGAAGGAACTCCGTGCCTCTGTCACCGAGATCGGGATCATGTCGGCGCAGGAGGCCCTGGAAGAGGCAACCCGCCTGGCACGCTTCGACATCCGCAAGCTGTACCGGCCGGACGGCTCGCCCATCCCGATTCAGGATCTCGACGAGGACACGGCAAGATGCGTGGCGGCCGTAGATATTCATGAAGAGTATGCCGGCAGTGGCAAGGATCGAGTCTTCGTCGGCTACACGAAGAAGTACAAGACCCACGAAAAGAACGCTGCCCTAGAAAAGCTCTTCCGCCACCATGGCCTGTATGAAAGGGATCATCGGCAGGCAAGCGGATTCCTGCACGGGCTACCTGCGGAAACGGTGCGCCAGATCCTCGACAAGCTGCGGGAAATCAAGGCCGCGCGTGAGTCGCAGGTTCAGCTTGTTGGCTGATGGGCGGCGGGCTTCTAGGCGGGGCGATCAGTCCGCTGCTTTACCCTTCTTGCGGTCGTGCGAAACAATGCGGGCTTTTTTCGGTGGGGCGCGTAGTTTCTTTACTGGTTCCGGAAGGTTTCCCAGCACCGCCAGGCCAATGGAAAAAGGCCCCCATGCCATGCGCCCCGTCATCGTCAGCACCATTTCGCGCACCGCGGCATAAAGCACCTGGTGCGCGATCTTGGCCATTTGCTGGCGTGCGGCTTCATCAGGTGCGCCACCGGAGTAAACGAAAAAGCCCACGCACTCGATGTCCAAACTGTACGGAGTTAGGTGCGTCGTGTCGAGCGGCAGCCTCACTGTTTGCGTGCAAGCGACCGCCGACTCGCCTGGAATGGTCTCGATGTCCATCGCTGAGGTGATGGGCGCATTTTCGATCAGGCGTTGAGCAAGCGCCCGGTCGAAGTCCGGGTTTGCGGCGACGTCAAGTTTTGTGAAGAAGTGGCGATCCAAGCGGATCGAAAGCTTGGCGGCAGTCATTGCACTTGCGCAGGCTCTGGATGCACGGAAAGACCGGGCCACGGCAGCGGCAGATCGCGGGCAGATACCCATGGCGCTTGTCTGCTGGCAGCGCGCCAATGGATATGAGGCTTGCCCGCCATTTGTACTAGGAGGTCCATGGCCTCAATCTCGTTGGCACCAGCGATGGTTGCCCCGACGCCATGGCCAACGACTCTCGTATGTGCAGGCGCCGGGATATTGACCGAAATGCCGGCCTTGCTAGCCATACGACGCATGAAATCAGGGTTGTCGAGCGCCTCGCGCAACGCAATGGCGGCTGTTCCAGTTGGCGCGACTTCGCCGCGCTCCCACTTGGAAAACTGGGTCGTAGAGCCGCATTGGAATATCCGGTTAGCCTGCTCTTGGGAAATGTCGTACTTCTCACGAATTGCCAGGATCTCCCAAGGAGCGATGTGCTTGACGAGCCTCTTGGCGAAGACGAGAAAGCGCTCATTGTTTCGGTCGATCTGGCCCGGCAGGAAGAAATCGAGTTCGCAATCAAGACACACCGCGTGCTCAAGACCTTCACACACCCGCACTATTCCTAAGTATTTGTAGCGCTGGCTATGGTCGTAGCGAACCTCGACGCGCTTGCTGTCACACAGGGGGCATTGCTGAAGGGTGCGGCTCATGATCTCACCAATCCGATGGATGAATGCTGATGATCAGACACTTTGGAATATTCGCTTTGAAGCCGAATTTGATAAACGCATAGTCGGCGTACTCCCAGATCGCCTTGCGTCCGGACGACCAACGGATCCTGTAGGCATCTGCCTCGACCTTCAGGCCGCGTGTAGTCTTGTCGCAATATTCAGACTCAACATACATATCGGGTTTAAGGGCGGCGATCACAAGCGGAATGTCCGCCTCTTGCAGCGGAGGCGCGAATCGCCTCATTCCTCTATCGACTTCGTTTACGGGCACAAATGGGTGCAACTTAACGAGTGCTTTCACAATATCGAGGTCATAGACCGGGCCTTCAATCTTTTGTCGGTCTCCAGGGTGACATGGATAACGTGCGGGCGCTAGCAAGCGTCTCGGATCTGGATTATTGACCATTTTGGTTAGCTGTGCAACCGCGAATTCATTAGGGATATTCCGCTCAGTTTCCTCGATGGGTGGTCTAGATCACAGTCGGGCTTTGACCTTAGCCTCACCCGGCGACAAGCAAAACCCCGGCCGAAGCCGGGGCTTCAAGTCATTCACTCTGCGCCTACTTCGTCGCCTTCTGTGCCTCGATCTGGCTCTTCGCCTCTTCAAGGCCGGCGATGAACCTCTTGAATTCGTCGTCGGTCATCGGCGTTTCAAAGACTTCCGGAGGGACGAATGGATAGCGCCGCGATCTTCCGTTCTCGTCCAGGTCGAGATCGAAAGTCAGGTGATCGAACCGCTCCTGAGAGATACCAGGTAACGGCTGATCTCCGCTGTCAGACGTTGGATCGTCCTTCATGTACGCCCCCCTACTTACAGAGCAGCGACCCCGACATCTGCGAGGCATCGACAATGATGCCCTCCTTGTTCGCATGCAAACCCTTGCGGCACTGCGCGCGGCTGACGGCTGTGGCTGACCCGTACTCTTCGGACCATGTGTAGATCGTTACGCCGTCCGGGAGCGGGGTTGTGGAAGTCGGCGGGCCAAGCTCAGAGATAGCCGCCGAGATGTGTTTGCCTACCCATTTGTCGGCGACATCCTTCTTGGTGGGTACGGCACAGCCGACCACGAAAAGCAGTGGCAGAAGCGAAGCAAGCAGCTTGTTCATGACCTCCCCTTTCAAGTGAAGTTACTCGGCGAACATAATGACATAAGGCTAGGCCATCTGGGCATATTTCGGGTTCTCTGGCAGGCGCGCTCGTCTGGCCGCCCGCAGCAGTTTCATCCGCTCCCTCTGCCCCATCCTGCGGAAAGCCGCCACCAGCGCGGCCTCCTGCCGCTCGGCGGTGGTGCGAAGGTCGCGCGGCGGCCGGCAGATCGTCGCCGTCATGCCTCGCCTCGCTCATCCCGCAAACCGGCGGCGATACGCTCCTGCTGGTACTGCCGCAGGAAGTAGCCAGGATCCCGTTCTTCCTGTTCCAGGATGTCCGCGATCTGCCGCATGGCGGCCATGTATTCGGCGCTGTCGGTCCTGATGGTGTTGTTGCTGTGGGCGTTCCTGCGCATGTCCATTGCGAATCTCCTATCGAGTTGTCACCGAGTCTGGCGGTCTTGGCTTCGTCGCGCCTTGCCCGTCGCCTCCCCGAATCGACCGGGGCAGTTCGAGCATAGGTCGGATCGACTTCGGTATGGCTAGATTCCACATTGGCAATCCGAAGGGGACCGATTGCCGAGCTATTCGCGTGAGTCGAGGCTACTTGACCGCCTTCAAACCCTTCCGCTCCTTCTGCTCCTTGCCGGCGTCGAACTTGATGTTGGCCTCTTCCAAAATCCATTCCTCGTACTTGCTATGCCAGGCGCGCAATAGGTCGAGCGGACGCACCGTGTAATGCTTCTCGGCGGTGGCGCTTGGCTTGTGGCCCATGATCTGCGCGACGATGCCCACTGGCATTTCGACCCATTCCGCCAGGCTCTTGAATGACCGGCGCAGGCCGTGAATCGTCAGGCCCTGGATTGCCGCTGCTGAGCATGCCTTGCGGTGCCCGATGGCCGGTTCCTGCAACCTCCCCGACTCGGCAGATTTGCTACTGAATACCCAGGGTGACGGCTTCCACGGCTTTGCGTCCTTGTCTCGATCGCGAGCTCGGATCTTCACCACCTTCGGCGGCGTGTTGTTGATCCTATGAAGCTCTGACAGCAAAGCGGCGACGTAGGGCGTCATCGGAATAACCCGGATCCCATCCTCGCCGCCTTTGCTCTCGGTCTTGTCGCGGATCGTCAGGCTGTTCCACTTGAAATCAACATCAGTCCAGCGCATGTCAAGCAATTCCTCGCGGCGTGCGCCAGTCAAAAGGAGAGCTTGCAGGTAGGTGGAAATGATCGGGCTATGGAGTGCGCGCACATTGGAAAACCATGCCGGAAGCTGCTCGCGCTGCAAGCTGTCGGTCTTCGGCCGAGACTTCGGCAGGGATTCGCGTGTTTTCTTGGCAGTGCAGGCGTCGGCAGCGGCAAGGCCGGCATATTCCGGCTCGCCATCACACCAGTTCAGGAAAGCGCGCAGAAGGCGGTAAGCCAAGGCGGCCTGTGTCGGCCGGTTGCTGGTTTCCCATTCGAGCCACTTCTGTACCTTCGCCTGAGTCAGATCAACGAGCTTGAGCGGCATCAGGCTAGCCAGGGGGCCTGGCTTCAAGTCTTCGCCCTTTTCTCTCGTTCCTCCCGCGCTGGTCAGGTTCAAGTGGTCGGCCAGGTGCCGGGCGCCCCATTTCGGCTTACGGGATTCGACATAGGCATCCCAAGCGGAGCGGACTGTCGTTTGCTGCCGCTCGGTGCCTTGGCGAATGACTTCTGCTTCGGCGCGCTTGGCCTCGGCTGCCGCGATCTCTTCGGCCTTGGCATGCCGCGGGTCGATCTTCTGGTCAATCAGGGCTTGAAGGCGACGAGCTTCCTCCCTGGCCCCGTAGCTCACCACGCGCCCATCAGCGTCCCGGGCGATCCCCTCGATGTTCCAGTGCGCCACGTCGCCGATGGTAATTCGGATGGACTTGCCGGCGAGCTTGCCTTGGAAGACGTAAGCCTTGGCGCCGTTGGCGGTAACGCGAACGGCCAAGCCAGGGGCTTCCGTGTCCCAGAGAAAGGACAGGGGCTTGCCAGACTCGCAGGCAAAGTCCCGTACCCGCCCGGCAGTCAACTTGATTCGCCCCATGATTCCGCGTCACCCCATGTAACCACTTTGTAACCCGAATCATACAATATGGATCAATACGAATCAACATTCGGATGAATGGTTACATGGTTAGAATGGCTATATTGCTAGGTTTGTAGGCATTTCGCCAACCCCGATCAACACCTATCAATAGGGTACTTGTTCGGACTGTTAATCCGTAGGTCCCTGGTTCGAGCCCAGGTCGGGGAGCCAGATTCAAAGCAAAAGCCCGCAGAAATGCGGGCTTTTGCTTTTGTGGCTCGCCGTCAGCCGCAGGCCGCTTCCGCGGCGGCGGCTTCGGCCAGCAGCCAGTGGCGGAAGGCTGCGATGGCGGGCCGGCCGGAGATGGCTTCCGGGCTCACCAGATAGTAGGCGTAGTGCTGGTCCAGCGAGATGTCGAACGGGCAGACGAGCCGCCCCGCGGCGACCTCGGTGGCCGCCAGCGGGCGGGAGGCCAGGGCGACGCCCTGGCCGTCCACGGCGGCGACCAGCGCCAGGCCCGAATTGCAGAAGTGCGGTCCGGCAATGGCATCCACGTCCGTCACCCCGGCCAGCCGCAACCACTTCTCCCAGTTCGGGCGGGCGTGCTCGTTGGCGATGGTGTCGTCGTGGATGAGCACGTGGAAGCGGATGTCCGCCGGTTCGCGCAGCGGATGCGGGCCTTCCATAAGTCTGGGGCTGCACACGGCGACGTAGCCGGACGACAGGATGCGGTCGACGTGGAAGCCCGGATACTCGCCGCTGCCGAAACAGATGGCCACATGCGACTCGCCCTCGCGCAGGTCCACGCGCTCCAGCGCCCGCGCGGCGCCAGACTTGTCGTCGTCGATGGCGTCGAGCGAGCCGACTAGGTTCAGCTGCACCGTCGGCTGCGTCTGGCAAAAACCCTTTAGGCGCGGCACCAGCCAGCGCGTGGCGAAAGACGGCGGCGCCACGACCACCAGCCTTTCCTTCGCCACCTGCGCGCGCGTGGATTCCACCGCGGCGG